GTAATATCTGCACGGTTAAATGAGCATCCTATTACATCACCATCAAATACCCAGCGTGACCATGACGACTGTAGCTTCTCTCTGCCTGACCAATAGTACCTGTATACATACAAGGCCTGTGGGTCATTGTCAGTCTGTACCAGTAGCATATCCTCGTTGGATGATGCTTGGATACTGATTACGTCACCATTGAGATACTCAGGTACGTGTGCTGTAGATTCTGTAGCATCGTTAGTATCTGTGTCTGTATCTACATAGTACTCCCACATGCCAGACCATGCACCACGCTTAGATGCGAAGTACACAAACTTACCTGCTTGTGCTGGTTTGGCTCTGAGGGATGCCTCAAACTCTGTGGTATTAGTAATGTTTACAGTCTCAGGGGTAAGTACAGGGTCAGCAGTTAGCTTGAACTGTGTAAGGTCTGAGAATAGTAGTAATGCCTCGTTGAAGGGTACAGCATGTTTAAGAATACTAACCTTATTAGAGGATACTGCAACATCAATGGGGTCACTATCAACAATAGTAAGTGTAGACTTTCGGAAGAAATCAAAGTCAACATATTCTCCTGCACGTGCAAAGATAACATTCTCATCAGCTAGGACACCTAGCCTATCACGATGGAAGAAGATGTCAGCCAGAGTATAACCTATGAATGATGGGAAGTCGTTAGTACCATCATCACCCACCCTACGGTCAGCGTAGCTAACCTCATCAAAGATAAAGCTACCGTCTGGTTGCTTGGCTAGTTTATGTGGTAAGGTGGTAGCATCAAGGTCTACAATAATATTAGGCTCAATGGTTTCTTTCCACACACCATCTGCTGTAAACTTGACGTAGTAATCGTCCTGTGCCTTTTGGTTGTCGCCAGATACTTTAATGTTAAAGTCTACTGGTCCCTCTGTAGGCAGCTTCTTAAAGTCAGCAGTCTCAGTTTTAAACAACAATAAGTGGTCACCACCATGTGAATCACCTACCTCTACAGTAAAGTTAGTAGTGTCTGTAGACTGAATGTGAATGACAGAACCGTAGCGTGTCAGTGTCAAGCCTGTGACAGCAGCACCATTAGTAATGTTATCATAGTAAGTGGTGTTGACTGCTGTGCCTGAGAACGTATCTAAGTTCTCTGCAATAAGGTCAGTAGATGCACCACGTTCTGCGTTTTGCGTAGCACTAGTACTACTCTGTGTTGATGACTTAGTAGCAAACTCAACAGTGCTTGTGCTTGCACCCTTTGTTAGTTTTAATCTGTATGTTGAAGAGTAGTCAGCTTGTTTGACATACACCAATGCCTCAGGATTACGTGAGGGTGATGTGTTAGTACCTTTAGCTACTACTGTGTTCTTGTTTAGGATAAAAGTTGTATCAGCAATAGAGACAGCAGCCAACTCTTGGCTTGGGTCAGTCAATCCAGATAGGTATGAGGCTGCATTATTAGTTACAGTCTTTGATACACCATCCTTGTCAAACACTTTGATTGTGCCAGCAGTATCAACAACCATAGAGTAGAACTCATTCTCATCTCTACGGATAGTGTGGATAAAGGCCTTGTCTATGTTGTTAATAACTCCTAAGTCAGCAATGTGCTGAGAACTAGGACGCTTAGATAAGCCTGTTACAACATTAGATAAACCGTTTTCCTGTAACTCTGCCTGTGTGTTAAGACGTAGAGATGGTGGTTGTTGTGATACACCGTTAATCAGATTGGGGATAGATTGACTGATGAGTGCCATTAGAGTGTTCTCCGTCCCTGCCTGTCGATAATACTAAAGGTGTCATAGTTGTCAAAGATGTTGTGGTCATCAGCAGCCTTGTCGAACTCTTTAAGTTCTGTTAGTGCTTGTGCCTCATCTCGTATTTGGAAATCATGTAATGTGTTGGAACCTACAACTCTATCTTGGAAGATACGTGTGGCTCTCATTACAATGTAGCGTTTAGCCACCTCTGGTAAATCAGCAAAGTTTAGCTGTACGACAACATCAAGTGCTGCCTCTGCATTGATTGTAAATGTATGGTTCTTTCTGTCATACATCTTCAGACCACGTTGTACTAGGTCTGGACTGTCTGGTTTTTGTGTTGCATCTGCACGTAGGATGTCAGTGCCTAATATAATCTCACCATTAATGTCCTGTGCATATGACTTATTTAATTCTGTATTAAAGTGCCAGCCCATAGACTGCACTTCACGGTCAACTGTATCTACAATAGTTTCTGCTACCTCTGCCTCAAGCAAGCCAGATGATAGACTACTAACTGGTGCTTCGCCAATGGCAGAAAGCATAATGTTGACCGCATCTAATTTAGTTGTTCCTGCCATGTTATCACCTTATGCTTTATCTTTCCACTTGACCTTATTAGCCCAATAAGCTGCGCTAGTCTCACCCTTGGCTATGTTCTTACGATGTCTATTTCTAAAAGCATCCCTTTGTTCTTTGCTTTGATTAGTCTTAGCACCTAGTTCACCAAACCTAATAATCTCTGGGTTTTTCTTAGTACCAATTAAGACAGCGTGTGACTTGTTACCTTTAGGGGAACGCTTCGGTATACGTAAACCCGTGAAGGTTTCACCTGCATGTTGAATAGTCATGCTTTTTTCTTTCCGTACTTAGCCATGATTGCAGCTACCTGCTTTTGTGGCTTACCGCCAAATGACATCTTCTTGCCTGTTTTCTTAGATTCAGCTTTAGCAGCAGCTACACCTTCTTTAGTATATTTGTATTTCTTTCCACCAACTTCAGGCATATCTTACTCCAAATAAAAAAGGAGAGAGGCTCTAGAAACCTCTCCCCTCGTTAGATTACTGTTCAATCAAGCCGATGCAGCAAGCAGGACGCAGGACGTTATGCCCCATTGCGTACTTAGCTACCATCAGTGTACCTTGACGATTAATCTGATACTCTGATTCCATGCCCAAGTCAAGCAACTTGACAGTAGCAACGGCATCAGGAGTAAAGACAAATCCACGGAACTGCTTGGCTTCTGCAACCATGTCACGAGTGTCAACAGCAGCAGTTGGCAGGTCATAATGAGTTGTACGGCCTGAACCAGCAGTGTTAGCTAAAGGCTGGTTGTCAGAAGTCTCACCTTCCGCAGCATTACCTGTTACCAGTGAAGCATACAGGTTGTTTACGTTAGCATGGTTTGACATGATAACAGGCATACCAGCGATTGATGGTACTGTAGCACCTGCTACTGAACCTGTGCCACCAAAGTCACGGTTCATGTATGTCAGCTTGCTACCATCAGTAACGTCAAGCAGTGCATAGTACTGGTCAGGAGCCAGAACAACGGTTGCACCCTCAGTTGGTACGTTCTTGACTTCCATCTCTTTACGAGCATCAAAGATAGCTTTAGCAATCTTAGCTGGGTCAAGTGAATCAGCAGTAGCTGTACCGATGTCTACGTTGTCTGTAAAGTCTTCCTCAGTGAAAGCTTTGTAGTCTTGGACAAGACCAGCAGCAGCAGTTGCGTTGGTTGACAGAGCAGCCTTAACGAGCATACGTGCTACGTTACGGTCAGCTTCGTTAGCCAATGCGATACCAGCTTCTTTTGAGTAGATGCTACGTACATCGTAGTGGTTGATTGCTTCGTCAATGTTAGCAATGAACTGGCTTGAGATAAGCAAGTCATCAATCGTGACGATACGCTCACCTGCACGAATGTTGCCACCAGTGATTTCGTTCCCTGGGGTCAAGTATTCGGCAGTTGCACGTCCTGTCATTGGGAATGATGCAGACTTACCTTTTGAAATTGTGCGAGTACGCACTTTGTCCATAAGGACTTTCTTTTCCTCAAAGGCGGTAAGGACTTCCCCAGCATACAGCTTGAGAAACAAGTCTCTTACGTCACCTGAGAGGTTATTCTGACCCTGAAAGCTTACGGTGTAAGCAGGGTTTGAAGCAGCTTGTGCCATTTTAAATTACCTCTTAGTAATGTTAATGTTGAGTTGTAGTTACACTCTGCATTACATTACATCCTTTCTCCAAGATTGTCCCTCGCAAGGGGTCAGGGGTAATCGTTTGTATGTGTGCTTTCGTGTATAGGGCGTCCCCTATTAAATACACCCACGTTAGGTGTACTTAAAAGGAGAGGGGAGCAAGCCCCCCAATCCCATGCAACAATTTAGAACAGACTAGACTTAGCCAACTTATCAGCTATGCTTTGCCTGTAGGCAGGGTCTTTAGCGTATCTAGGGTCACCCATAGCAGCAGTAAGTTCCGCAGTACTTTCAAAACGCCCACCTGAGGATACAGCACCTGTGCCACCTTGCATCAGTGTCGGCTCTGCCTCAGAACGATAACGTGCATTAAGACCTTGTACGGCTAACCTAATCATATTAGGGTCACCGCTTTCCATTGTTGCATTGTAGGCATTAACCTCGTTATCTGGAAGGTTATCTGCTGCCCACTGAACCATTTGTGCGTACTGTTCTCCACCACCAGCAACGTCATACATTTCTGAGGTCATCTGTGCAGCTAGTGCATCCTGACCTGCAACCCATGAATCAACCATGCTGCGTGGGAACCCAGCCTCTTGCAAGGCTTGATACGCATCTTCAGATAATCCACCATTCTCTGCGTACTCCTGCTGGAATACGTCAAAGTCTAGTCCTTTATCATCTAGTAGTTGTGCCACATCTGAGGCACTCTCTTCACCAGAGACTTCTACTTCTTCTGTAGTCTCTTTTTCTTGCTGTGGTTGACCAAGCTTGCTCTCTAATGCTGAGTAAGCTTTAGCCATATCTTCCACAGACTTAAACTTTTCAGGCAACCAGTCAGGACGCTCTTCAGTCTCTGTACGCTCTTTGTCGAGCATAGCCTGAACATGTTCCTGTGATTCTGGTGCTTCTTCTTGATAAGTATTTAAGGCATCTGCCATCTGTTACTCCGATTCTACTACGCCTTTAGCTACTTGTGGTGCTGCTGCTTGCATTGCACCCATAGCTGCTTGCTGTTCCATCTGTTGTTGCATCATCATTTGTTGTTGCATCATCTCTTGTTGTTTCTGCTCTGGTGATTTAATCAGGCCAGATGTATCAATACCAAGTGATGCAGCCAAACGGTCTATGTAGTCACCTAGATTCATCTCACTAGCAATAACTTCTTGACCCAAGGGCTGTAAGTATTGCAGAAATGCTGCTAGTTTATTCAAGTCTTGTCCACGTCCAAGTGCTTCGATACCTGTAACAACAGTAGGTTTAACACTATCCTTAGGCATACGAGGCATCTTGCCCTGCT